ATTCTGAGCCATTTGCACCGTCTCCTTATCATCAGTTGATAATTAACTGATTCTTGCAAGAATCACAGTAAAAAGTATTGGTTTTTTCACGGTCGCCAACAGGAATCATGATTCCTGTTTTACATTTTTTGCACAAAACTTTTTCGCCTTTCCTCAAGAGCTTTACTCTCTCATGAGGCGGAATATTCAGAGTATTCGTCATAAACAATCACTCCCATTTCAGATTCGGATATTTATCATTTATATGATTAATTATATCCTGGAGCACTTTCTCTGTCAATTCAATGTTTTGATGCCTGTACTCGTTCACATAGCATTGCAGTTCTTGACTTTTGGTATTTGGCTTGTTGATTTTGGCATGCGTGGCCTCGTGAATCACCGTAATAGCCGTTTCACGAACCGTTTTGGTATTATCAGCATAAATGTTGATTTCTCCATCTTCGAAAAGTCCGTCCAGTCCTTCATCAACATCAACTCCGTACCATACCTTTATTTGAATATCATTTTCCTGAAGATATTCCAACATTTCCGTTCCGATGCTGGACTTTTTCATTTCTTTCATGATATTTCGAGGTTTGATAACGTCTCGCCCCTTTGATCTGCCATCCAATGTTTGGAATATTCCTTCGTTGTCTTTATATCTTGCCTTTCTGTTTTTCGATGCTTCCCGTTCTTCTGTGGTACCACCCTGTTCCAGAAAGTCCAACCATTTCTCATATTCTGCACTGTCTTCATAGGCTGCCGTGGAGCAGTGACACCGCGGATGCATCGGCGGCGCGTTCGTCCCCGGCATCATATCCTGCACTTTGAAATGCTTACCATCCAACGCCTGGCACCGCTCGCAGACATCTGCATTCCCGCAGGCAACGTATGTATATTCTTCGAATCCATTTCGAATATAGGACTGCTTCTGCGCTTCTGTCTGGACTCTGGCAAGCTCCGTGACCATGAGCCGCTCTGCATCCTCCCGGCTTGCACCGAAGCGTTTCTGCAGGTGCACCGCAAGCTCCCGCGGGTTCTTGCCCTGGATTAGCCCTGTTTTCAGCAGCTTGTCCAGCTCTGCTTTCAGCATATCCTGATACATCCAGATTCGATCGGAATAAGTGGCGTTATGGAATGACGCATCGACAATTGCCCGCGCCATTTTTCCATTTTCCTGCACGGAATTGCCAAGAATACCCGCCTGCCTGCGAAATTCTTCTATTGTCTGCTGTGTCAGCGTCTTGTCAAAATATTTCTGCAGTTCATCGAAACCGGATACCATTTCCAGCCCGATATTGGCTTTCAGCAGTTCCAGACGGTTGATCTTCATGGTTGCATTGTACAGCCG